CAGGAATCAGAAGCATTATGAAAGCTTTTGCATTCTGAGCATTTTTCAAAAACGCTTCTTCCAGAGCATCCTACCATATGCTTATATTTATGATCGTAAATAGGAACAACAATCCTATTAGACATTTCTTTGTTAGGCTTGTCACAAAAACCAACATCGTATTTGTCTAATATCTCTGATGAATATCCTCTTTTAATATAGTATTCTGCAGGAATTCTTAGATTTGCTCTTATTTGTTTGCGGCTTATTCCTGTTGTTTCTTTACTAACCTCTGGATTAATATATCTAATTGTGCTAGAAAAAGATTTTTTATTTCTGTCAACATTAGATATTTTGATATCCGATAGGTCTTTGTTCAAGAACTGTAAACAGAAAGCCATTGCTTCTTGAAAAGAACAGCTGTTATCTCCGTCTTTAATCCAATTATATTTTTGGTTAGAGATGATACCTCTTATAAGACCTATGATAGAAGACTTAAAATATTTTTCACAACCATGAGTTCGACACTTCCAATTACCTCTATATACGTCTCCTTGTGGATATAAGTTTAGTGCAGATTTGTTGTCGCCCCCGTGGATTGGGCAACTCATCGTTATTAACTTACCACTATAAACATATTCTAAGCCAAAGTGTTCCAAAAGTTCTTCAATATGATCACAAAGATCATCGCAAACAATCTTTAACTTTGCCTGATCATTCGAATGGAATTGCTGTTTCTTGTTCATTAGAGTTGTCATCTACTATAAATCCATCTTTGTCGTTTTTGTTATTGTGAAGTAATTCTAATCTGGTTTGTCCTTCTGATATTTTAGCACACCACCCCTTCATATGACAATTGATATAGTCATTATCGTCCAATCCTCCTCCGTGGCGACTAATCAGGGGTACCAGCTTTCTATTTCCGTTTGTTGGTCCATCTTCTGCAATCTCTTCGTCAGATTTGCGTTTGAAAATTGAGAAATTACTACACAACCAAATAATTCTATCTGAACCGCTGGCCGTATCGGTACTCTCTTTGGTAATACCATCTCTATTCAACTGTATAAATGCCACAATTGGAATTTGATATCTAACAGCAAAGTTATGTAGTGCAGTCATCATGAATCCGAGTACCTGATACTCTTTTAAATCCTGGCTCATACCAGCACTATCCATAAGTTTTAAATAGTCATAGAATATGACACATTCTTTTGCTGTGCCATCATCATTAAGGCCAACCTCTTTTAAAAGCCATCTTCTCATAACAGCCAACTGCTCTTCAAATGGTTTTCCTGCAATAGACTTATGAAACCACTTGCTCTCTTTTAAAGCATCTGCTGCTTGTAGTATTTTTGTCCTCTTGTCAGGAGACTCAGTAAACTTACCAGTTTCTATGGTATTGATTTCTGTTTCCGTCATCATTGCTAATATTCTATGGATATGATCTTCTTTATTCATTTCAGTATCCATATTTAATACGGGAATATGTAACTTATTAGCTATGTATTCTCCCATATTATCTGACAATAATGTTTTACCTGTTTTGGGTCTGGCAGCTATTACGTTTACAGTTCCCTTTCTCAAACCTCCACCAATTGCTTGGTCATATATTGGAAAGCCTGTAGACACTCCAACCTGATCAATCTTATGTTCTTCAAGATGCTTTAGGTAGTCATCTAATCCCTTACCAAAACAAACAGGATGATTATCTGTGTCGCTTAGTAATGAAGAGAAATTAAATATAGCATCTTCAGCTATTCCTAAGATCGAAGCTATTGGCTCGCTACCATTAATATCAAGAATTTTATCTTGGGCTGTCTCTAGTTGTTTTCTTAAGAGTCTTGCTATTTCTAACTTACGAATTTTAGCAGCAAATTTTCTAACATTCTCCAAATTAACAGGAAAATCTAAGATAGCCTTTAGGTGTTGGGCCTCTTCCTTTTTCGATAAGATGTGTCCAAAGTTTAGTTCCTGTGCCACTGAAAAAATGGACGGAATATCTATACTGGGCTTATGGTCTCTTTCGCAAATAGTCTTTAAGCATGTGTAGATTATACTATTGCTATCAATAGTGAAGGTTGATGGCTGAATAATATCGGCAGTATCAAGATATGCATCTTCACCAAAACTGCAGATTCCCGCCAAAACGGCTCTTTCTGCTGAGGGGTCACACAAAATCATTTTGTTACTTTATCCTTTCAGCCCGCTGATGTTGAACAGTTGTTGCACTTGTATCTCTCTAACCCTTCAAAAACGAGAGACGGACTGACTGTTTCTGTCCTTCCGCACACTCTACATTTTACATCGACCATCTCAAATTGTCTAGCCCTGCTCACTGGAGGAAACTTGGCCAATTTCTTATCTATGGCCACGTCCTCTTTATGCATATTAAGCTCTGGCATATCTGTAAATTTATTTTTTGCCTGTTTCGGTCTTTTTTTAGATCCTCTTGTCTTTATTGGAGAAGAAAACTCCTCCTCTTCATTCTCTTCTGCTTCATTAGCTCCGGTAGCTTGAGGTAGCAAAGTCTGTAGTACCTGAATGAGACTTTTGATTTGTTCTGGGTTTTTCATTAATTCATTAAGATCCATTTTTCACCTTTGCTCTTTGAATAGACAACATAATATCCGACAGATGCTTAATACTATTAGCTAAATACTGAAGCCTGTCGCTTCTTTGTTTAGCGTATTTTTTAATCTTATTTAGTGCTGAAGCTTTTTCGTTATTTTTAATTGCTTGAAAAGACTTCTCAATATAACCATATCCCTTATAATTATTAATATCTTCTGCTATAGTCTCTTTTATGGTTTCGTCTGCCCAGTTAAGTCTTGACAACTCTCTATTAATAGATCGTTGAACATGAAACGCAAACTGGCCCAATCTATAAGCAATCTCTCCACAAACTTCTGGGGTCGTTTTTTCTAGTTCGTCTCTGCTCATCTGAAAATAACCATTAAGTTCTTCTTCTGGAAAAGTATCAGCTCTGTATGTTCCAAGGCCAATACCTTTTTCGTATTCGTCAAGAACCCTATCCCATTCATTAACTTGTTCTTTAGTATTCATTTTTTATCCTTGATGTCCATTGGTCTATTTGATCAAATGGTAATTCTATGTATTCAATTCCATTTAATTCACACCAATCTTTCTTCTCCTGATCTCTTTTCTTATGTCTGATAAATCCTAGCGGACTATTATGAAAAAATCTACTAAACTTATAATGTTGCTCGCCATGAACTTCTATACACTTCTTGACCAGAGGTAAATAAAAATCCAGATAAAGGGTTTCCGATCTTCTGATATTAACTGGTATTTCCTCCAAAACCTGTAAGGTGGGAAAACAAGCGTGGATTAAATCTCTAGCTTGTAAATGTAGACTGGATTTATTTTGAATAGACCCATGCGCAATATTGCCAATCAATTGCCAATTACAAGAATTCCCATCTAGATCTTTTACTTGCATTTGATTCCCATAGTATCCTTGACCTTTGTCCATAAATCATCATAAACTTCAGGATGATCGACCAAATACTGTCTTGTTTTCTCAAGACCCTGAAATTTGGGCTTGTCCTCGACAGATGACATAGTATACCATGCACCACCCTTTGACACAAGACCCAAATCTACAGCAAGTGTCAATAACTCCATCTGCTTATCAATTCCCTGACCATATCTAATGTAGCTTGTAATTTTACCGCCAGGAGCACCTAGGGCAGAACACATTACCTGCCAATGTACTTCTTGTCCAATCTGGGGACTATCTGTGCTTAAATTCCAAGGACTAAAATAGTTAGCCTTGATTTTAATGTCTGTTTGATAAGCAATAGCCTGACCACTCTTTTCTTTCCACTCACTATGACCCATTCCCGGATTACCCATTTGATGAGTAATACCTATAACTACATTTCTATTAACAGGAATAACATTAGACACTTTTCTGCAAAATTTGGCTAATAACTTAGCTCCGTCTGCTCTTTGCATCTTATCCATATCGCTAGTAATTTCAGCTTCTGTGCATAGAGCAGAGTATGAGTCGATAATAACTACCGATCCTGGAATTTCATTAATGATTCTTTCTCCAATTTGGAGATATTCTTCTGCATGTAGGATTTTACCTTCCTGAGATCCAATAATATTGAATTTTTCTAGATTTAATCCTGGTATGCCTTCTAGGTCTCTTTTTTTTAAACGACCTTCTATGTTGAGATAATAAACCTCTCGCCCTTCTTTGAATGATCCGTGAGCATATTCTTTCTTCTGGGCTGTTGCGCAGAAATCTAAAGAGGTGGTTGTTTTTCCACACTTAGGCTGGCCAGTAAAAATAACAAATGATCCTTCTGGAATACCACCATTTAGTACAACATCTAATGCTGGACTAACTGGGATAGTAATCAATGACTTATCAATAACAGCATTTGCTGTTAACATTACATTGTCACCAAAATTTTTCTTTACATCTTCTTTAAGTGCCATTATCTAGATCCTTTAGCTTGGATAAAATATTTTTTGTACTATTAGTATTAGTTTTAAACGTCTTGTTTTCTTTCCTATCGAGCTCAAGAGTAAGCGATTGATTCTGAGAGTCGAGTAGTAGTTGTTGTTGCTCTATTATAGGAGTCAGGTGAGGAGCACGTAGAGAATAAATTTTTGCAGCCTCATACGTATTTAAAGCTTTAACTATAGCAGCTTCAGAATACTTAAGTAGCAGCTTGTTAGCAGTACCTATTTGATTTCTGTAATATGCTGACCATGTCTTATGACTCCAAAATTTATAATGCAAGTCCTGTCCGGTAAGCTTAGCTTTCTTCTCACATATTAATTCAGTAATATACTGAGCTGCTGATACCAACTTACCGTTCGAGTATTTCGAAGGGTATTTTTTCATATGTTCAGTCGTTCGGCCTAAATATATTCTTTTGTAGATTAGGATGAGTTTGATTATTTTTCTTCGCTTCATCATTAAGTTCAGAAGCTTCCTTGGTCATAATAGCAACACTATTATTCTTTTTTGCTGACGTGTGTCTGATCATTAGGTCCTTAGAGGATATTTTACCAGAATTAACAGGACTAGAATTAGTTTTTATGTTATTCGTTTCATTAACGCTATTGTTTTTTTCTAGAGCCTTACCTACTTGCTTGTCTGTTAGACCTAATTCTGTAGCAATATTCTCTATATTTAGTCCTTGACTATTAAGCCAATATATAGCATATTCATGAGCTTTACTTGTTCTCGCCATTATATCATCTCTCTTTCTGCATTATGTAACCATGCTGCATTTTTTGTTTTAAGAAAACCTAGATACATATTAAACACCTTCTCATTTACTTCCTTGAACTTGAATCCGCTTCTAACTACTCTGTCCAAAAAAGTGTTTGGCTTTTCATCTCCATACAGAGATATCGGATTGTAGACAGAGTTGTTGTTTGCTAATCTAATATAGAACCTGTGGGAGCCATCCGCCCTGTATAATTTTTTAGCACAGACCTTCTGATCTTCCTCGTTGAGCCTAGGGTTTCCGTCAATATCCAAATAGTCACTAGTACCAGATATGGTATAAAATTCATCAGATAGGTCTTTATTTTTAGTGTTATTTTTTTTTGCAGAGAAGATAAAGTCATCCATTTTTGGTTTCCTTGTTTACTGTGTTTTTATCTGCTTCATTATAGGATTCCGCCATTGTCTTTTCAAAAAATTCCATAAATGCATCAACAAAACCGACATAGTTTTTTCCTTCTGGCACTGGCATATGGTACGTTTGAGATAATAATTCTACAGATCCTATATTCTGGCCCTCTTTATTTTCTTCCAGTACGTTAGCCGTGACAGAAAATACGATTTCATGAGCACAAGAGATAAGCTTGGTTGATTCTGGGAATAGATTTAACTGTGTCTCAAATCTGTGTTTGATCTCTTCAAATTCATCTTTGCTTAAGATTTTTTCTAGATTATTGAGAACATCATCTTTTGGTTCTTGTGTTTCTTGTGTTTCTTCAGAAGTCATACTAATTCCATTTTGTTTTTGGTTGTTTTTTCATTCTAGACATACCAGTCGGTAAATCTTTTAAGACCTCATTATCTCTGTAGGCGCTATGTTTTTCGTTTAGTGCTTGTTTTTGATCATCGCTCATCCTGTCTCTGTTTCTGTTGGCGATATCGCCTAGGGTTTTGAGTTCACTATCTGATTTTTTTACTGAAGCATTTAATGTAGCCACATCATCCATATATCTTCGACAGGTTTTAACAGAATCGCAAGATGGACATCGAGGCTGTTCTGTGTAATCTTTCATGCATAAAAATAGCTCAAAATTTTTATTACACTTATTACAAGAATAGGAATACGTGGGCATGTTTTACTTCAACTCTCTTTGTGCTGCATTTAACCATCGAGTATTTTTAGTCTTCAAGAACGAAACGTACTTATCAAAAACAGACTGAGGAACTTCTCTAAAAGATAGTCCTCCTTTGCATGTGTTATTGATAAAATCAAAAGTTTCCTTATTCTTGACATTTGACTCTATAGTTACCGGATTATATATTATGTCATTTTGTTTTGTACGAATATAAAATCTTAGTTGCATCTTGTCGCTTGTTCCCATATGCTTGGAAGGTTTGTTGGGAATAGATTTTGCCATAATTTTTGGACTATCCTCAGAATTGATTCTAGGATTTCCATTATCATCAATGAAATCTTCGTTCCCCACCAAGCAATAGAGAGCAGACTTATTTTCTTCTTTTGAAGGTTTAATTGTAAAAACTTCGTCAATCCTCATTATTATATCCTAGTTAAAATATGACTCTGGT